TATCTGAAGGTGCTGAAATCACTGATGTTACTATTGAAGAAAATAGTATTAGTTTTAATGTACTATTCCCCAAGAGTTTTTTTGATATACAGGTTGCACCACTTCCAGAAGAAAATAATTTTGAAATATGGTGGGAAAGAGGTGCTTTATATAAGTTAGAAGGTAATGCTTTTAATACGAATCCCTTAAAAGAAGATCTAGACCCAAATGTTGTAGTATCTCATATAAATTACCAAGGTAAATTACTAATTGCCAATGGAGTTAATCCAGTTTTTGTATATGATGGTAACAATATTACAGAGTTAAAAGGTGATGCCGCTGTATTAGTCTCTGGCTCTATAAGACAAACTGGTAATCAATTATCTTTTGAAGTGCCAGAGTTCTTTAGATCTGAAATAGCTAAATATATTGTTGTAGGCTCTACTGTTGAATTACGGTCTAGGGAAGCATCAAAAAAAATAGAAGTTACAAATGTTGTTGAACTTGACCCAGGTGCTGGAAATATACAAATCACTCTAACTCTTGCAGAAGAGCCGCCTGCTAATACAAGAACTATACTATATAGAAAAAATGTTCCAGCTTTTAATTTTCTAGCTGTAGCAAATGATCGCCTTTGGGCTTTAGCTGAAGGTAGAAGTTATAAAAATAAATTTCGTCCGCCAAATTTAGCTATGAAAGCTTATTATGCTAGTGATAGAAAGTCAGTAGATGGTTGGTTTAATCAGAAGACTAATGAAATAGAATTTATTGATTTATCTTCAAACTCGTCCGTTCCAGATAATCTAGAAACTATAATAGCGTTTCAGGGTAAGGTCTTGTTTTTAGGAAGAGAAACAACACAAGTTTGGCAAGGGGAAGACCCAACAGTAATTGATGATGGACAAAATATACAATTACCTGATTTTAAATGGGAGATGACAGTACCAGTCGGCATTATCCAAAAATCATTATTTACAGAAATACCAAATGATTTTGTGTTTCTTTCTAAATATGGGATTATGTCATTAAGTTCTATAAATCAGTATAAGCAATTATCAGTTTCATATAACTTTTCTAATGGCATTAATCAGCATTTAAACTCTCAATTAGAGTTTGTTGAAACGAATAGAGATTACAGAGACTTAAAGGCTTTTTTATATCCTTATGGTAGGTTCTTGGGCTTTAAGTTGAAATATAACTGTTTAATATATCAACTAAAGCAAAATGGTGGCTGGTCAATATTCAGTGAAAACTTTGCTGATAGTAGAAGTATTTATTATGACTCAGTATCACAAGATTTATTCTTAGGTATGGATAATGGCCTGCTACTTGCATATGCAGACAAAACTAGCACTCAGAGTTATAAAGAATATAATAAAGGTGATATGATTTGGCGTATTCATTATTCTTGGATATACCCAAATACTACATGGCATAATGAATCTATATTTATTGCTTGTAGGACGCTTTCACCTATTGATATAAATGTTCAAATCTATACGGATTATAATGACTCTGATAACTTATCTGAGGTTATTAAAATAGATCAAGAAGGTGGTTTATATGATAATAGTGAATTTGGTATAACCAAATATTCGTATAGAAATGGCAATTTTCCTTATGAAATATCAAGATTTGCTGCTGATGCTATCATGCTGACTTTAAACGGAAGAGCTTCCAATCAGTTTATTTTTGATAAGCTATTTTTAACAGGAGGGCTTGCTGATGGCAATTAAAGCATTTAAGCGTGTTCCTAATTATTTTGCTGGCTTTAGTAAGCTTCGAGCTGATAGTTTGGATAGTCAGTTTAATATGATAAGTAGCTATTTAAATGACGAAGTAGTAACTGTTTTAAATAAACTGAGTAGCGATAAAATAGTTGGTAGCACTAATCCTGCTGATGCAAATAAATTCTTACAGAATGTAGGAGACACAACAACTAGATGGTCGGCAATTGATAATGATTCTTTTTCTGACTATTCCTTATCTTTAGCAAAGCTGGTGAAAACTAATATTGGCTCTATATTAGCAGCTAATAGTAGCGGAGTAATTGAACCAGTATCTACTTCTACTACTAATCAGATATTATCCTCGAGAAGTCATGATTTGCCTATCTGGACAAAGATTCAAACTCCTAATATAGCTGATCGCTCTATAACAGGAGATAGTATAGCAGATGCTACAATTACTAATGATAATTTACCAGCTTATTTAATAGAGAATCTTATTATAGAAGATTCAATTACTGGTGATAAATTCAAGAATAATAGTATTACATCTACTAAGATAGCTGATAATGTACTTACTGCCGAAAAGCTTCATCCTAATTTGGCTACACCCTTTGCTAAAGGAGTCTGGAATAATATTATTCCAGATAATTACCTAACAACAGTCAATCAAATACTCAAACCACAGACTTATGGTTTTCCTGCAAGTTGGGAAACTATGATTAGGTTATTTAATGACAGATCGAGACCAGTTACAAAATATACCAACTCTAAGCCAACAATTAATACTGTGCTTCCTGTATCTAAGTTTAGCAATAACGGGTATTTTTTTGGCTTTGGTGCACCACATGTATATGGCCGTATTAGATCTGCTACTAAATTAAAAGATAATAGTGTAGATGCTGTAAAAGTTGCAGTTGGTTATAATCCATCATCATCAGCATATCCTAGAGATATGCGTATCTTTATTAGAGATTATATGTACAAGATGGTACAAGCAGGAGCGGTGCAGAAAAAGCATCTAACGCCATACTTACGAAACAAGTTGGAGAATGCTTAATGTTAGATAAATATACAAGAGATAGTGCATATTTTCAGTCATTACGCGATCGTAATATGAGCATTGCCCGTCGTGATTTAGATTTAAGCTTTAATAATATAGTTGATTATATTAATAAACAGGTGTTGCCAGTAGTTAGTACACTAACTAATAAGAAGGCTGTTGGTGTGCAAGGCGGTTCTGATCGTTTCCTCAGAAACATAGGTAATGGAGACACTGTATTTGATATAATAAGAAGTAGTGACTTATCCGACTATAGTCTCGGTCTTAATAAGTTTATACAGCAAATTCCATATGGAGTTATAACTAGTAATAGTAATGATGATTTACAGACTTTTGCTCCTACTGAAGATAATCAAGTTTTAGTTGCTGGTGAGAATTTAGTCCCAGTATGGAAAAAGCTCAGTGCTGCTAATTTTGCTGATAGATCAGTTGATAGTACAAAAGTTGCAATCGGTACTTTATCGGCAAGACATTTAGCGCAAGGTATTATAGGGAAACCTTTAAATGCAAACTCTATAGAAACAAGATATATTAAAGATAATACAATTACTGGTAACAAAATCGCCCCGAGTAGTTTTGATAGCACCAAAATTAGCGCAGCTTTAATGGCTACAAGAGCAGCTGGTAATCAATTAGAGTTTACTGATAAATGCTTTACAGCTAGAACTATTGCTAATAATAGCGTAGATATACAATATGTATTTTTTAAAGCTAACCCTAGCCAAAGTGGCAGAAAGTATCCACAGTTTAGCGGAATATTCTCACCTAAAAATATTCCGCTAAACTCAATAGAGCTAAAAGAAATCAGCACTAAGACCAATCGTCAGAAAATCAATGTGCGTACTCAAATGGATAACTCTATTATTCCAAGCAAGGTTAAAGCTAAAACTCTTAGCATACCAACCATTAGGGCTCAACTGAATGGCTGGCCATATCTTGAAGCTAGATTAAAACTATCCAAAAATAATTTATCTCCAGAAGTAAAAGCTATTCTTGTTAACAAAGGAGGGCTAAAACCATGACAGATAATATACAGCGTAATAGAAGCTATTTTACTGATAAGATACTTAAAGAAGATAAAACTATTTATTCTCAAGATTTAGATAATCAATTTAATAATGTATCTGATTACCTAGATAAAGAGCTAAAACCAGCAATAGATCAGCTTACTAGCGATGCCGTAAAAGGCATAGCAGGTAATATAGGAGCATTCTTACATAACGTCGGAGACGGAACTACAGATTGGCAAAATCTTGATCAGGGTAAGATTGACGATTTTTCTATTCCTTTTACTAAGATAGTTAAAATAAATTCTGGTTCTGTGGTAATAAGCGATAAAGATGGAACATTAGAGGCTAATGCTCCAAATAGCGATAATTTATTATTAATATCTAGGAATAATGATACTCCAATATGGCAACAAATAACATCTAATCAGATTGAGCCTAAAGCACTAACTGGCAGGCAATTAGGGACTCTTGCTATGGAAAACTTTGTAGAGAATCAATTTATTACCAATATAGTTCCAAATGTTATAACCACCACAAACATACAGGATAAGAATATAACTAACGATAAGATTATGGATGGTCAAATAACATCTAATCATTTAGGTATATTCCATAACTTACCATCTGTTACTACTGGCCTAACTGTAGCTAATATAGATGATGGAGCTATTACAACTGATAAAATCAAAGACGGTAGTATTCCTATAACTTATAATAACTATCAGGAGTTCAGTTTATACAATCCTATGGAATTATGGGGTAATGTTTACGGCTCAGTAACTGTGGATGATGGAACTGTATATAAGCAATTAATAAAGTCAGAGAATATAAAAGATAATACAATAGAAGGCTCATTAATGCGTGATGGTGGATTATTTACTAATGATAAGCCAGAAGCTGCGCGTTTTGAAGCATCGAAGGGGTTCTTTGAAAATGTTCCTTATGGGTTCCAATTTACCAGTGAACATTTAACAGATAATGCTCTTGATCTGGATAGCTTCGATGATGAGGTTAAAGCTGCTTTTAATAGGTTGTGATATAGGTAAGAACATTGTTTAAGACTAGAAAATATTGTATAATTTAATAAAAAACTGCGAGGTACAATTTTATGCCATTAGGATTATTTGCTGCAGCTGTGGGAGCAACAATAGGAGGATTTTTAGCAAGTGGAGGTGATGACCCACCTGAGCGTATAACTCAAGCACCAAACCCAATAGCTGATAAGTTTCCACCAATTGATTTTGTTAGTATTTTTGATGAATTAAGCAAAGATAGATTTGAAATTATAAAGGATAGAGGTGGTAAACCTAATCTTATTGAAGTTCCTTTTTTTGGTAAAGTACCTTCTTCTGTTTTTACTGGTAAAGATAACAACGATACTGGCAAGCTAAAGATAAAATTCAGCAACGACGATGGTAGGGTAGATTTAAGCGCACCAGTGCAGTCAAGAAATATCAACAGTCAGCTACCAGCTATCAATAGATTAAGTGAAAGAGCGTCAGAGGTGGTGGCTTTAAGTCAAGCAATGACTAGGTTAGGTAATACTATTGAACAAATGGAAAGCACTAGCCCATATTTAATACCACAAAATCAAGAATTAATACAAAGTTTTAGACGCGCCTCAGAAAATGCGATTGATAGAGGTTTTGATCATAGGCAATACGCAATAGATCAAAAACTAGCGCAGTATGGTTTGGATAATAGCTCTACAGCTTTTGGAGTACAAGTTGCTCTTGCTCGTGAAAAAGCTAATGCATATGCGAATCTTGAATTAAAACAGGCTCAACTAGCACAAGGACTTAAACAGCAATCAATAGCTAACTTGCATCAAAGAGGAGATCTACTAAATAGAAATGCTGCTGTTGAGTTAGAAAGATTTAATGCTGAATCACGCAATCAACTAACTAACGAAGAAATGATACAAAAACAGGCATTAGCTCAAAAACAAATTGAAATGCAAAATGAGGAAAGAAGATTAGCTACTGAGTTTGGTAATCGTAATATGTTAGAGCAGAGACGTGCACGTATGGCAGCATTAGGCTTAAATGCTTTTAATAGCAGTAACAATCAAGCAATTAATGCAAGAATTACCGATAACAACGCAATAGCTCAAGCAAATGGTGATGAACTTGCTAGATATGATAGAGAAAATAATACTATGCAAGAAATAGGTCATACTTTACTTGGGACTTCAGTAGGAAGTCTGACTGGCGGAGGTTTCTCTAGTAGTGGTTTTGGAGGGAATGGATTTAATACTAATCCTTGGAATAATCCTGATAGAGGGACTAATCCTATGAGTTTCGGAACAAGCAATTGGAGTCCAACAAGGAGTAGATTAGTAGGTACAAAAAACGGAGGTATGAGATGGGTAAATTAAAAAAAGATAATTTTACCAATAGATATTTTAAACCTGATTTATTACAAAAACAGATAGATCTAATTAAAGAGCCAACACAAGTGGATGCAATGGCAGATGCTTTTAGTAGTCAAGCTAATAGGCCAGCACTAGGACCAGCACAAAGAAACTCTAACGCCTTAATGGCGGGATTAGGTGCAGGTCTTAAAGGAGCCGCTAATAGACAAAGACAAGAGCAATTATCGCCCGTTCTTGAAATGGTAGGTCAACTCAATGCTCGCTCTGCATATCTTGAAGCCCAAATGCAGGAACAAGAACAAAATAAATTAAAAGTTCAGGAGTTATTTAAACAAAATTCTTATAATTTAATGAATTTCTCAAAGGCTAATTTTGCTAAAGATGTAGGTGCCACAAACGATTCAGCCAGAGCCTTCTTAAGGATTTACAAACAAATATTTGGTGATAAATCAGTAGGAGCATATAGCCATACCCATGATGGAACTATTTTTTATGAGAATAATGATACGGGAGAAATTGATAGTGCTAATATAGCTCAAATGATTGCTCAATCAGGTATAAAGCCTGAAGAAATATGGGGAGATGATGCTCCTGTGGTTATGTCTGGTATATCTGCTGGAGCTCGAGAGAAATTTGAAAATACTCAAGAAATGCAGCGTCTCGCTTTAGAAAAAGAACGCGCAGGCATTAGAAATACAAACGCTCAAGCTAATCAGCACGACGCTAATACTCAGTACTTAGGGATGCAGAGTAGGCAGATTGAAGAGCAGATTGCTAATCCACCTTTAACTGAAACTCAAAAACAACTAATAAAAACATCTGATAATCACTTAAAAGAAATGAGAGAAAAATCAATAAACAATAAGGCTTTAGTTGAGACTTTAAATGATTTAAAGGGATGGATACAAGAAGCTGATGCAAAAGGTCAAGCTGGTAGTGATATCAAGTCAATAGCTCAACGAAACTGGGCAAAATATTATACTGGAGACAATGAAGCTGCCACCCTTGCTGATATGGCTAAAGTTGTTTACTTTCATCGTGTAAAAGAAGCTGGTGGTTCAAACCCTTCAACAAAAGAATTGCTCCTAACTTTAGAAACTATTCCTTCTGTAGATAAAAATCCAAAAGCAACTTTAAAAGCCATTGATAGAGAAAGAAACATAGCCTTAAAACAAATGCAACGTTATGAACAAACTCATAAACACTTCTATGATAATAACTATCAAGTGAATCCTCATGATGAAAGTTTTCTAGATAATAGTGATGAAGCATTTAATGATTTTTCAAAAAAATATAGTCCTAAAAAACAAACAGTTATTATGTCAGCACCTAATGGTGGAGGAACTAGAGAAGTTCCTTTAGACCAAGTACAAAAATGGAGAGAAAAAGGAGCTTTAATAATCGATGAGTAAAGATAATTTCTGGCAAGAACTTGATCAACAACAAAACAAAATACCTTCTAATCAAGGTTCTAATTTTTGGGCTGAGTTTGATAGTCAAAATACCACTCAACCTAATAATAAAGGTATACAACAGCCTACATGGACAGATAGAGCAAAGGAATATGGGCAAGGCTTAGCTTCTGGAGTCGGAGGTATAGCCGACGCTGCAAATAAAATAGTTGGCGCACCTATTGCTCATACTGCTGGATATATAGCTGATGCAGCTAGTTATAATGCTAAAAACGCCGGCTTAGATACAATCAGCCAAGGAATTGGTGATATTGCCTCCTCTGCGCACAAGCTAGGTCATCAATATCAAAATTCTAACTTAGCCGAACAGTATCCAAAAGCTGATTTTTTACAAACTGATAATACGCCTGATAAAACTAGTAAGGTTTTAAGAAGTGCTGGAAATATGACTACTGATATTCTTCCTATGACTGCAGCAGGAAAAGGCTTAAACGCCTTAAATCAAACATATAACTCTGCAAAAATAGTTACTAAAAAAGGAGCAACAGTAGCTGCTCCATGGTTAGAGAAATTAAATACTTTCTTAGGTGGTACTAAACTAAAGCATGCTCCTTCTTTTGCTGGAGCAGGTGCTGGTGAAGAATTAGCTAAAAGCGATAATCCAGAAACATCAGAATTAGAAAATGCAGTGCGTGAAACTGTTGGTCTTATATTTGGTGCAGTTACAATGGATAGTGCAATGTCCAGAACTGGTAAAAAAGTATTTGATTTATTGCAAAGAACAACACCAAAACAAAGGAAATTCATAGACAAGTATGGCGGTGAGGTTAATAAGGATATTGTAGCATCAGCTGAAAAACTAGGTTTGCCGTTAACACCAGATTTAATAAGTAATAACTCAGCTACTGCTTTCTTAGTACAAAATAAACTACGTAGTCAATTTGCAGATGAAGCCTTTAAGGAAACTCTAAACAGTATTTCGCCATCTGTAGTAAAAAGTTTAGAAGATAACGTTTTAAGTAATATTGGTAAGAAAGTAGCCTCTACAGATAGTAAAAGTGCTGCTTCTACAATCTCAGATGAGGCTCAAAATGTTATAAAAGATAATATATCAAAATGGAAGTCTCAATCTAACGAATTATATAATCATGCTAAAGAACTAGCTACTCAAGAAATTGTAGTGCCTTCAGAATCTATACAAAAAGCAAAATCGCTTATAGAAGATTTAAGCTATGGTTCTAAAAAAGGAAGTACGCCCAAATCAACTACTAGAGATAAATTAATAGAATTTGTACAAGAAGCAGAACAAGGTATGAGTCCAAGAGATTTATTAGGCTGGAAACAAGATTTGTACGATATTGGAGCAGAAAGCACAAATTACAGAAGTTTGTTAAACTCAATAGGTTACGCAATTGACGAAGAGATAACATCCTACGCTGCTTCTGGTAAAGTAATCAATAAAGATTTTACAGATGCTTGGAAAAAAGCGACTGATTTTAACCGAGAAAATGTACAAAATATTATAAAAACAGATGCTGTAAGACAAATTATACAGAAGAAGCTACCTAAAGAAGCTGTAGATTATATGACTAACAAACATACAGTTGCGGAAGTTGAAAAAATTATTAATAATCCAGACTTAATGGGACGCTTAAAAAGAACCACATTTGAAAAAAGATTAGCAAATAATATTATTGATCAAAAAGGTAATATTAACACAATAAACTTAAACAAATTATTAACTAAAGAAAAAGACTTTGTTGTATCTCTTATTGGAGAAAAGAACTATCAAACTCTGAATAATGATTTTATGCCTTATTTGAACCAATTATCTAAAGTGAGGAATGAAAATGTTAATAATAGCAAAACCTCTTATATCACAAGAGATTTACATCTTGAAGAAAGTACAAGTAATGTTTTATCAAAAACCCTATGGGAATCAATTATAGGAGCATCTATTGGAGGAGCTTTAGGAGCAAAAGCAGGAGAGCCAATTATGGCTGCAGTAAGTGGAGCGACTCTTAAAGCAAGTGGACCAATAACTAAGGCTATAACAGCTAAAAAAGAAATTTCTACTATAAAGCAACTGTCGAAATTAGCTAACAATAAAGCACTAATGCAAAAAATTATAAAAGAAGGAAAGCAAAATAAGGATAAAAAATCTTTTTTAGATAATCCTGCTATAAAATACCAAGGTTTTGCTGTTACAAATAAATGGTTAGAGCAGAATAAAGAAAAAAACAAGAAACGTCCGAAAGGTCAGGCTTTGATAAACGTGCTAAGTAGTCCCGCTGCTAAGAAAGGTGCTGAAATACTTAGAGCTAATCCTTGGAAAAACTAATATAGTAAAGAAATAGCTATCATAATTGCGTCAATATAAGTCTCTAAAATTGGTAACAAATGAGGATGTTTACTGAGTGCTTTTTGAAGAACAGGCAGAGTGATAAAATATAAAACTAGCATTTTTATTAGGACTTTGACTTTAACCTTGCGACCAGTCCACTTTCTACCTACAATATATAGCAAGATATATCCTATAATCTTAAGTAGAAAATGCATTTCGACAATCTAATTTTAGTTATATCGAAAGCATTTTAATTATAGCTTAAATGTGTATTTTCTTAAAGAAATTGCAGCTGATCATGGTTTGTGATATCTTAAAAAGAAAAATATTAATTTTATGGCATTAATTGATACACACGAATTAATTGAAGAGTTGGTAGCGGCTGGAGAGAAAAAAGAAGTTGCAGTGATTATTGCTAAAACTACTCGACAAAGTAATGATAATTTAGTTAATAAAAGTGATCTTAAATTATCTGTTGCTGAATTACGCTCTGAAATTAATGGACTGAGATATGAACTAAAAGAGGAAATCGCAGAGGTCAGAAGTGAACTAAAAGAGGAAATCGCAGAGGTCAGAAGTGAACTAAAAGAGGAAATTGCAGAGGTGAGAACTAATCTCAAATGGATAATGCGTATTGGGATATTCCTAGCACCATTTATTGTAAAAACTGCATTGTTTCCAAACCTCAGCTTGTTCTAGGCTCTTAGTTTAATATTTCCACCAACTTATGCACCAAAATTGTGGATTATTCCTCTAAATTACTATCTTCTGTTTTGCCAGCAAATAAAGCAATTATTGCACCAATAATTTCAGCTAACATAAAATTAAGATCATATTCAATATATATAGCTCTTGTTACTATCAAGACAATTAACAAATCTTTTAGATAAGCTCTTTCTTTACTGATCATTGATAATAATGTTATTATAATATGTTTCACTTAATTTGCCTCATAAGTTTTGTATATTAGATATTCCTGTTTAAAAAAATATAGTTCATTGAGCCAGTTATTCAGATATAGACAGCTGCCTTGCTTGCATAATGACTCAAGTTCAGTTGCTACTTGCCTGCCTGCAATTGGCATATCAGGTAAATCACTACCTTTTAAACAGTTACAACTTCTCTTGACGCATCCGCTCAAGATTCCCATCAATATCAGTAGGCTTGTTATTCTTCCTAACATCTATTACCTTTTCTTTTATCTCAATAGCCTTTCTTAGATTCATAGAGGCTTTTTTTAGCTCTTTATTTTCTTTGGATAAGGATTTATTCCTAAAAAAGAAAATAAGGCTTAAAAAACCGAATATTCCAACTAGCATTTGTTTTATTTGATTTAACATTCTTCTACTTACTAAATAAAATCAGAATCCAAATTACTACCAATACCATTGCAATCAATATTCATATCTTGATCTGCTTCATTCATTAGTCCTATATTTTCATCTGTACAACAATAATCACCTAATATTTCTTTGATTGTTACTGCTCCCTCCATAAAGCCTTTATAAAAAGCAATAGATTCATGATTAGCATGCGATATATACATAGATACTAACAAAGCAGCTTTAGGTAATGTACCTATACCTATATCCTCTATAGGCTTTATACCTATACCTACTATAGGTAGAGCAAACCAAGCTCCCTCTAAGCTAGAAAATATTGCTAAAAATGCTTTTGCTACACCAGAAACGCTACAGATTTCTGATGTATTAAACTTAGTTGTAAAAAGCTCTTTCATTTTTGAATAGTCACTAATAAAATGGACTGCATTAATCATTCCGCTACCTAAAACAACTGACAATATCTTTTTAGAAACCTCCAATTCGTCATCTGGTAATATGTTATCCATGATGTTTTTGATCATACTATAAAATGTAATAGCTCTGCCCGCAAAAGCAGTAGCGGTTGTTCCATAGACAACTAACTTTGCTCCTATAGTTTCTAGCTCAGCTGAAACTTCTTGTGTCCTTGTGCCAGTTAATTTATCTATTACTTTATTTACAAACTTACTAGCAGAGCCATGGCTATGTGCTGATCTATATATTATTAAAGGTACTGTCGTAGCTGTAGCCCATTTCATAAACTCATCAAACCCATGACTTTTTGCTACTTGTTGGTTATCAAGCTCCACCTTCCATAGTAAATATACTGGCATTAATGAAGATATAGGAGATATTAACAAAGGTGCTATTATTCGTAAGGTCTTATAGTTCTTTTGTATTGGTATATCTATATCTTCTTCCGTATCAATACTATTTGCACCATGATTTGTATAATACTTATATAAATCATAACTTTTTTTAACTAATGACAAACCACAATGAGCAGTAATAACTGTTAAAGTATTCAACAAGCAACTATCTTTTAATGAACTACTATCACGTATATTTATTTTGTATCTTTCTAAATGTTCTACTTCTTCTTGAAAAATTGGCATAGTTGCCGCAGCTGCAAAAACAGATACACCTATTCCAAATACTCCAATAAACATTCCACCTATAACTCTGCATACTTTGTATGCAGAGTTATTACTATCGTTTGCTACAGCTCTATTTGACTCTATTAAATCCAATAGACTCTCTTGGGTTACAATATGTTCACCACTTAAAGGTGCGCTATTATGTCTCGTTCGGACTTCGCTTACTAAAGAATCATGAAAACCCGAGGAGATATTAGAACATATAGTTTTTGTTTTTCTTTTCATCGTTTATTGCCATCAGGTGGATATTTACATGCATCCCATGGTTCGCAACCAAACACTTTTTGTTGATATATTCCATATACTGGATGTACTGAATGCTTCTCAATTGCTCTATATATACAAAAGCTCATACCAATATTTAATAAGCTTGTTGTAAGTAATGTAATTACTAATTTGTTATCCATTTTCTACGTCTCCTATTTCATTAAAACCAAAGTTATCTTCTCCAAGAACTTCTATATCATCTGTTTGAATAGCTGCATCAATCATTTCTATATTTGCGGGTTGATTGTTTGTCATACTCTCAAATGCAAATGATACTTCATCTAAGCCAATGATCTTTGCGTGTAGCTCTTCTTTATCAGCTCTTAAACCTTCATTAGTTTTTTGCAAGATATCAATCATTTGGTCTTTCTGAATTAAAAGAGACTCTAACTGAGTTATTCTTGACTCTTTGTTATTTATAGAGCTTTTAAGTTGAACTATTTCATTATTCTTGGTTTGTATTTGGCCTTGAATATTGCTGCTACTATTTACCTGAGATCTTAAAGTGGAGATTTCAGAGTTCTTTTGGCTTAGCTGCGTATTCTTCTGATAGATAGTAGAATTCTGACTAGCTATAGTTTGCTCTTTCTGTGCGAGCATATTCTGAAGCTCTGTAATCTTCTGTCTTAATGCTATAGCTTCATTATTGATATAGTTATTCTGAGCTATCTTTGCCTGTAATGCCTTTGCTCCTCTTTGCTTCATAATGCTAACCTCAATCCTAGTGTGATATTATGTACTTTGAATTTGCGTTTTAAGATATTATCTACGCCATCTATCTTTTGTGGCTTATTACTGCCTAAAAGAAGATAATTATAACTAAGTTCACCATATAGACATTCATAAAGGCGGTATTCTATTCCTGTAACTAATCTATGTGTAAATCTATAAACATGCTTACCATATGCTGGTACTAGAACTGTATCTACTCCATCCTGACTTACATAACCTGTTCCTTCGTCTTGGATAGATGCTATGCCTAGACCTAGACCACAGAAGTATTTAAACTTATCATTGATTGGAAAACCTTTATAGAAGTTGACTACCCAATCACTAATCTTAGTATCCAGATTAAGCTTAAACTTCATATCACCCATAGTAGATCTCTCGGCTTGAGAGAATAAAAAGTAGTAATCCACCATAGTCTCAATACGCACATCATTGCTAAACTCATAACCAGCACCAAGACCTACAACTGGGAAGTATCTTTTTAGCTTTAACTCTCCGCTGTATAGACTATCTTTATGATAAGTCTTGTTAATGTGATTTAAACCTATAGCTGCTTTCACATAGGCACCTTCTTTTGCCTGCGTAACTGTAGATGCTAGTAGCAGCATTGTTCCTATTAGTAATTTCTTCATTTTAAATCTCCACAATATCTATGTTATATTTATCTTTCATCCAAGCTTTTTTAAGCTTGTATACTGGTGTTTTAAAGCCTTTGACATCTTCTACATCTTCAGTTCCATTTCTCCACTTAACTAAGAAATCACATACATACCTGTAGCGCCCATAGAGTTTCCAAGATTTCTGACATTCAAAGTTTATGACATCACCAGCTTGCTTTAGTAGTTTTAGCTCATTATAGCGTTTGGCTTCTTTCTTAGAGGCAAAGCGTTTTCCGTCAACATAAGTAGGTTGGTTTCTGTATTTGTTTTTCTTCATGATGTCCAAAGCCTCAATTCCGCTTGACGCCTTCTGTATAATCCTTTTGAGAATTTGCCAGCAATATTAACTACGCCCTTAGATTTACTGAAGAACTCTTGAGCAGCTAACTGATAGCGTTTATTATTCAGTCTCTTTAATCCTTGAGACTGACCGAAATTACCGCACCCCCAATTAAATACTAGGCTACAAAGAGCATCAAACATCCCTTGAGTTACTTTAACATCAGGCTTGATAACACTATTTAAATATACTTCTATACGCTGTAATTCTTTTCTGAGGATAAGATCTGCATCTGCTTCTGTTATATGTGTTAGAAACGGCTTCTTCTCTATAACATGTCCATAGCCTATTGTGTTCTTACCAGCTGGGCAAATATAAGGAACAGGACTGAATCCTTCGAACTTCTTTACAAGGTTTATGACTTTTAGTGATACTCTCATTAGTGGTGTACCCCATATTTATTGGATAACTCCACTATTTCTTGAAAGTCCTTAGATAGCTTTTCTTCTGAACTAGGTGTGAAATCTATAAAAATACCTGTTTTTTCATAGACAAATAATTCAGCTATTTCCTCAGCTAAATTATCAGAACCGAATATGTATGGAGAAAAAAGCCCGATGGATATAAATAATCCTAGGAAGAAAGATTTATGCAATACATAGTATTGGACCCATCGGGTAATATCAAAAAAATTAAACATTAATAATCTCGCAGTTGAAAAAAACATTTTCTACACAAGATTATACCATATCTAGTACATATCACCAATAGATTTAACTATATATGCTATGCTTATATTAATTACTCAACTAACCCAGCGTTCTTACCTTTTATCGTACGTCTTATAGCTCCTTTTACACATGCTTCTTTATAACTTTTTGTACCACAATAAATACGACAAAAGTAAAATGCTTTTTTGTTGGAGATCTTATATATCTTAGCTATGTCTTTATGTATTCCAATAGCTAAAGGCTTTGGAGGATTTCCTTTACGTGGAAATGCTCTGTAGTTAGATTTTTGTAGTTGGTTTAATATTTTATAATATTGCCTTATAGTTAGAGGACTATCTAAGAATTGTTCATATTCCGTTTTAGGCTTTAATGCTTTTAGTCTAGCTTCTTCTTTAGCCTTCGCTGCAGCATCTCTCTTCGCCTGCGCTTTATTAAGGGCATTATTAGCTGACACCTTACCACCTTTGCCTATTTTGATTTCTTCTCGCTTAGGTACTGGCTTTGGTATCTTAGATTGCAAGCGCAGCATTGCTTCACCTGATAACTTTAGCTTTAATGTTGGTTTTTTGTCTGACATATATTTGTATACAATTATATCTTTATACGTTTATACTTTTTTCTTCATATATTTACGTAAGGATGTAAGGATAAGATCAGTGACAGTCATATCATGTTCTAATGCGTATCTCTTTATCTCTTTATGTAAGAATTTATCTATATTTATATTCATTTTCATTGTCTCTACTTTATCTATTTTAACTTTAGCAGATGGTCTGCCAGACTTTAATAAACTCATGATATTTGCTTCAATTCCTTTACTATATTGGTTATTTCTTCAATTGCGTCAAGATTTTTAGGTGCATCAAATATAGTTTTACCTTGTGCTGCAGATTTTGGATATGCAACTCTCTGTGATGTACTAGACTGCATTACTTTTAACCCATAGCCATTTAAAGCTTCTTGCACGTCATCACTGAGAGTTGTGTTAGCTATTTTTCTGCTAATACAAAAATATGTCTTTGGTTGTCCATCTGATAGAGATTGACGCTGCTTTATAATATCTACTAAGTCAGAAGATGCCCATATATCATACGGAGAAGGTTGCACAGGTATAATAATTAAGTCAGAACATTTAATAGAAGATATTGCCATTTCTGCAAGTTGTGGAGCACCATCTATAATTACCCAATCAAATTGACTAGCCACTTTTTTGATATTCTTATCTAGGTTTGGCCTATCTAAACCAATTACTGGCAAGTCGTTGTCCCCTGAAGCATGCCAATCTCTTGCAGAGCCTTGTGGGTCTGAATCAATTAGCACTACTTTTTCATTATCTAGATGAAGCTTTGTAGCTATATTAGTTGCAAGAGTTGTCTTGCCTACTCCGCCCTTCTGATTAAGTATTGATATAATACGCATATATTCATATCTTCGTATGTATTAATGTAGATATAAGGATATACATTAATAAAGATATAAAGTCAACAACTTCCCCCAGAAGTTCACTATTTTAATGATGTATGGTATAAGAAGGAACCGAGGAGCTTGAGCAGACACTCAAGCTGACCTCTATTTTAACATTAACCATCATGACATGATAGACTTATTCTACTTTATGTTTAGCTTCATGTCTAGGTGGTTAATACAATCAAAAGGAACTTATTATGAATGAAAAATTACCAGAATCTCCCGAAGCTATTGCTTATAAATTGATGAAAGATATTTTAGATATTGAAAATAAATCAATTAATAAACCAGATTCAAATGCTTCATCCAACACTAGAGCAACTAAACAAGATATCCTAGGTATATACGCAGAGTGTTTGGCAGTTGTTAAGATAACTTCTTGTAGCTAACTTTTTTATTTTCAGCGAGATAATTATATATTATTTCGCTGAGATTTAATACGTCATCTGTGTTTTGATATCTTGAATCATAAAGCTTAGTCAAAACAATTTCTAAACATTTGATTCTTAAGTCAATTCTTTTGTCATAATCCATAATTATTCCTCTATATTCCACTCAGCCTTATTCCTAGCTGAATGCGTTAACTTTAATACTCCATTACTATATATAGCTAAATACTTAACTAGCTTCAAAATATCTATCTCATCATTTGCATATACTAGATACTGTAGGAGCTTTTCTTTCTTAATTACTGGTGTTTTTTGCATATTTTATTAAATATTTTTAACTCTTCTTCTAATAATGGCTTCACCTTAGACTCGTACCAAGACCTAAAGTTACAAGCAAAAGACCTCCACTTTGAAGGTAGATAATAACTATGATTATCTTGCTGCAATTCTTTTTTAGCGAAACTAATATACTTTTTTACATCTTCTGGCCTAAACTCAAATTTGCCAGCTATAAAACCTAATTGCTCTTCTTTACACCATGTAGGACAAACTTCTAAATGCATATTATTAAAAACCATTATATTTTTATCTAACTTTATTTTGATATGTAGATATAAAGGTCTACATCCATTTCCTGATGAAATTTTTACTATTAAATTACTATCATAACTATACTGAGTCATATTTGACCGCAAATCTGTTATTTCAAAATTATACTCTTCCACTATGCTACACCTCTAATATTTTCTACTTCACTAATTCCTTCATCAAACTCATCAGAACGCATTGTTAAGCCTAGATTCTTTGCCATCTTACGTATTGGCACAACTAAAGCCATTGCTTCAAAGTGCTTGTTCCATGGACTATCACCACGACTTCCGCTTCTAGATGATGACTTACTCTGATCTATCTCACTTCTATAACATACCTTGATTTGACATTCGCCATTTTTAAGCTTTACTACTCCATATGTAGCTATTAGCTTATCGGCACTTCTATCTGCATCTCTAGAAGGAATATGCTTAATGTTTGGATTCATTCCAAGCTCATAAGAGAACTCATCGTCTTCATAAACTGCATAAGAATATACATTAGAAATTAGTGGATTGTTAAATAACAGCTTTAGCCAGCCTCTATAACCAATCTGAAAGTCTAACTTACCTCCATATGGAATCATCCAAACTTGACCAAGTGCTGAATTTGGGTCTAAGCCATATTCACAGCATTTATAAAACGCATCTATCATGGATTTCTGATTACATTGCCTTAGCTTATCATTAGTATTGATTTCCCATGCAAAAGAACGAGCCAGCTTCTCAAACTGCATATTGTTATTATTCAAAAAAGGCATCAACTTATTACGCCTATTGTTACATAATTCATATATAGCATCATTCGGCTTATGCGATGGCACTTGGCTGCTAGCGTCTTCTTGTGTAGATATCGTTACAACTTCAGATGTAGATGTATTTATTTCTTCTTGTGTAGATATACTCATATAATTATCCTCTCATGAATTGTAGAAACCTTGAGCAAGTTTCTTTGACATAGTTTTGATATATTTCAGGATTAGACTCCTTTAATGCTTTTGTATCTAACCTATTTATTACTCTATCCTTTAAAGCTAATTTGCAAAAACCTGCATCAAGCAAGCCTGCACTTCCCATATATATTTGTATGGTTTTTTTTAATGATTCTTTTTCCTCATCTAGCTTTTTTATTTGGTCAGATACTTCCTTGTATTCAGAAACAACATGACGAATATGATCGTCCGCTTTTTTTATCATTTCTTCATCAATGGACGGATAGGCTGTTTTTAATTCCTCTAAACTTTGTGGCTGGGGTGGTATTCCTTTTACTACATGCTCTTGCCAGAACTTTATCACTGCGTCTTTTAACTTAGATTCAAACTCGTGATCTCTCCAGTACGTAAAGCAAGCATATTCCCAACCAGAGAATAATACTGGTATATCTACACGCTCTGCATTAGTTAGCATCGCATAGAAAGCCACTTGTGCTTTATAATATTCTGGTATTCCACTCTCCCATGATGACATAGGAGCTTTTGTTGACTTAGCTTCTATAATCACATTCTCACCTCTAATCCTGCCATCAATATTGGCTCTCATGAATGGATATCTCTGATTAATTATTGTCGGTATATTAGTTTCTACAACTTCACCAGTACGCTCTACATATTCCTCTAGAACATAACGCTCGGCTCTAATACCTCGCTTCATATCTTCATTTGGCTCATCTGATAAATCAGGACTAACCTTATCGTTATATACATCAAGGGCAGTTCTCCATGGAGATATACCAAGGATTGCTGCGCAGTCTGAACCACCTATTCCTTTTTTGCGATCTAATAAAAATTGCTCTCTACTCATTACTCGTACCTTGATTTTATATTTATAAAGTGTTCATAACTCTTGATTTCATTCTCTAAAAACGGAGAAAGCTCATTCGTATACCATTCCACAAATTGTCTATGAAAAATACGCCATGAGTGATCAAATATATCGATACAGTGAGTATTGCCATTTAACGCTTTTTGTAACTCTTTAATACCTCGCTCGACCTCTTCTTTCTTTCTAAATCTGAACTTAGCTTCAAGAAAGTTCAATGCATTTTCAGTTTGCCAATAAGGTGCATTATCTGGTGTTAGCAATATTTTCTTAATCTCGAAAAAACTTTCTTCCTTTTTAAGTTTTAAGAAAAAATAAAAATCAGAAACACGAAACTCATTTTCGGAAGAAACAACAGTAAACTTTTCACTCAAACAACTTAAATCTAAATCTCTTGTTTGACCTGTAATCTTAAAATCGTACTTTAATATTTGATTCATTTTAGCTCTCCAAACTTAACATTAATCAATTTCATACCTTCATGCACTCTACCGTCAAGAACACCTCTTATCTTTACTAAATCATTTGGCGATAATTCGCTTATTAAAGCTGGATAATCTGTGCAACTAATTAGATAAGCATCATCTGCTGTAACAAATCTATAGTGTGGATCTCCATTAATTGGCGTGTACTTATCAAATGCACCTGTAAAACTAATATTGGACATGACTACACCCCCAATACACATGGATTATAATAACTGCGATATAAATCTCTCTGATCTTCTCTCTCTTGACGCGCCCTGTATTCTATTTCCTGCTGCAATCCTACTGGGTCATATTCAGAAATGTCCCATTCAATATGCAGGTTATCAGCCTCTTCAAGCAATAATTCATAATGGCCAACATCATCAATTAGCTCTAACCAATTCAAATTATCTTTATCTATCGGAATCTTATAATAGGAAGCCTTATTCAAAAGCTCTTGTCCGCGATCGCTAGACTCAAATCTAGTGTCTACTCTCTCAGACGTTCTTGACAATGTCTCAGTGACATCTTTTAACGGCAAAACGTTAAACATAATTTTCTCGCAGTTCATATTTGTAAGCATATTATCACAAAACTTACATACTGCGCCACTTATTACTTGATTTATTGGTAAATTTTTTGCATTATCTGACATGGTCTAGCCTCCTATGTTGGTTAGATTTTTAGAGCGTTTTTAACATTTCGCTCTCTGTTAATTTTTTAATAAGTTTTTTCATCTAGTTCGAATAGATGAACCTGTTACGATGGAGCTAATGCTTTCGAAGGTATTAGCTCCAAAGATAACTTAAGGAAACTGGCATCTAAGCCTTCGGGATTAGGTATCTAAGCCTTCGAGCTTAGATGCCTTTTTTTTTGCTTCATTTCTTAAGTTATGATTGGAGTATAATGGTGGTGGAGGAAGGTGTCAAGCAAATTATATAATAAATTTCAATTATTTTTCAAATAAACTATTTAATAAAATTATATTTATATAGTCGAGCCAACTGTCTATCTCTTACAACTAATATATTCTCAGCATTTCGGAGGTCTGCAGACTTAGTGAAATTAAAAGATCCTGTTAGCACCTTTTTCTCATCGAAAATCATTATTTTATTATGAGCTATACCAGAGACCTTGGCTTTGTGTATTTTTATTCCTGATTCTTCTAGTTCTTGTATTAGTGGAAGTTTCTTTTTAGAGAAGTTGCTACTATCAAGAATTATCTCAACATTAACATTGCGTTTCTTAGATTCAATTAGTGATTTTATTATATCTGGATGAGTGAAGCCGTATGCTTGAACGTATATGCTCTTTTTTGCTTGGTCTATATGGTTGACTATGAATGAGCCACATTGATTATGCGGAGGTGTGAAGCATACCGAGAATTTAGGTTCAGCAAGCGTAATTGATGACGTATAGAATATTATTACTAAAAATAGTATTCTCATTTGATCAAAAATCTTGCAAGAAACCCAATTGCCGCTAAATTAAGTGCAATCGTAGATATAAAAAATCCAAACATCCATTTTAACATATCGTATTTTATCTCCGATATATCGTGCTTTAGCCTAGTTTCCATCTCAATTAAATCAGTTTTAGTAGCAAATGTATTATCGATATGTTTGATTTCTTCTTTAAATGCAAACCTTGCTGAAAGAATTTCTGCTTGCTTTTCTGGGATTCCTAAATCCATCATTTCTTTTATTTTAGCATGTGTGTCTATTATCATTTTATTGCTCCCTTACATTCACAAAAATACAATGAAGAACCATTTATAATATCTAACCATGATTTCCATCTAACATCAGTAAGAACCATATGTCCATTATATTTAGTATCTAAATTAAAATGATAAGTCCTGTGTTGAACATCTAAATAAACAAGATTAATAACTAAATTATGTACATTATCATTAAAAATAAAGTATTTAGCTTCTTTAGCCTTTACATCATCAACTATATTCCAATTATTGTCAGGCTGTAATAGAGATTTATAATAAATATTATACTTTAGAGGTAAATTTTTATCAAAGGTAAGCCAGTATTCTTCTATAGAAGATGGTTCCCCAGACTCATAATTAGTTGGATTTGGTTTAAAAAAAGACCTATCAGCATTAAAAGATTCTAAATGAACATATGCATAATTTATAACCTTGCACTTTGTTAAAAGTTGTTCGGAAGCAAAAACATTATAAGACAAAAACAAATTAAGAATAAAAAAGCAAGTTAAGAACTTCATATTAAATCTAATACCCCATCATAGTTATCTTTTTTGTATATAGATTTTTAATTTTATCTAGTTCTTCTTGATTAATTTTATACTCCAAACCTCTTTTTTTTGTATTTATCTTTGTTAAAACCCCTTCCTTTTCTAAGGAAGATAAATTGACATACATCATAGATTTTGTAATTTTCACGAGTTCGCAAAGTGTATTTACAGTACTCCTTGCAACATAATCTTCTGACAAATTAAGTAAAACTTGTAGGGTCTTTTTTTGGCTATTTGTATAAAAATCATAACTATCAATTGCTTTGAATATTAAGTCTTTTTCTGATTGTATTTTCATTATTATAATTTTATTAAATTAAATTTATTGTGCTTTATATAACTATTTTCAAAAATATTTCAAGTTTTCTTGTTGACAACATTATATATTTAGTTTTATATAGTTTATAACATAAAAGAAGTGTAAAAAAAAAAAAAAAAAAAAGTACACTAATTACTTGAAAATAAGTGTAATACATGAATTTGTAGGAAACTTTAGAAAAACGGAAGTAAAATGGTAATAGATACACACAAAGCAGTAGAAAGATTAATTTCTTCAGGAAACAACAAGGAAAGTGCAGAAGTTATTGTAGATATAATAAACTCTATTGATGATAAAGTCGCAACTAAAGCAGACGTAAAAGAAGTACAGTTTGCACTTCGCCAAGATATTGTTGAAATAAAAACAGAACTAAAATGGATGCGTATATTAATGCTATCGGTTCTAGGGCTTCTTATTAAGGTGGCGTTTTTTAATTAATAGGTAAAAAGCAATGATAAGCACACACGTAGTATATAAGAAGTTAGTTTCAAAGGGCATGAGTGAAGATCTTGCTGAAACTATGACTGAGATAATGGAAGCAAGACAAGATAACTTAGCTACTAAGGATGATTTAAAGTTACTTAGAAGCGATGTTAAACGAGACATATCTGAATTGAGATCAGAATTAAAACAGGATGTATCCAATTTAAGATCTGACTTTAAACAAGATTTATATGATTTTAAAAGCGATATAATGAGTTGGGCTATTCCTACAATAATAGGAATCTTATCTCTTAATGTTGCAACATTAGGAGCAATAATTGCTCTTTGGTTTAATAAATAAAATAATAGTTTAGGGCTTGGTATGAGAAATCATATGACTGCGAGCTGGCTCTTTTTTGGTAAATAATTGAAAAAAAGGCAAAAAAAAGGAGCCACCATATGAAAGAAGAGACCCTTAGAAAATTATATTTAATAACAAACGTTAACACCCCCATTTTAGGTTTATTAACTATTTCAAAAATATTTAAAATTCAACTGCGAGTATCATTATGTAATATTTTTGCGCAAAATAAATTTTGTAGAAAACAAAAAATATAGAGCTATATATGTATAAATACCTCACTTACATAAGGTTTGTCAAGACAAAAGGTGCGTCATTTATGACGTCTCTTATTCTATTTCCTTTTCTGTTACACTTGTTGGATTCAAAAATCCTAATGAAAATAACGTTGATTTACCTTATGTCATTAAATAAATCTGAGTTAATAAAAATCAATTTATTACTACGAAAACTACAAAAGAAAAAAATTATTACAAAGGCAGTAAGGTTAGCTTATTGGGATTTAGTGAATGAAGTGCAGCATTTTGGTAAGTTTCATATATTTAAAACCAAATTATCAGATTTATTAGAAGTTCAGTGCAGACAAATAGAGAGATACTTACTCTATTTAGAAGAAATAGGTTTAGTTTTTAGAGACTACACCACTCATAATGCAAAGGACAGAGACTTTGGTAATAGCCTATATCTAACCTTAATTCATCCAAAAGAGATTTTCTCTTATCATCTTTTTTATGGTAGGGGAAATATCCGTCAACATCTTTTACAAAAAAGAAATTATTGTGAAATAAGTGACATAGTTTGCATCAGCAATCCAGATATATATTTAAAAAATTATCGTTTTAACCAAGCGCTAGACTATGCAGTCAAGCCTGAATCATCTGCTCCAGTCAAGCCTGAATCATCTGCTCCAGTCAAGCCTGAATCATCTGCTCCAGTCAA